TAGCCGTGAGCTATACAGCCAAGCGGTGACAAGGACGCTAGATAGAAGAGGTATGGTTTACATGACATTCACGCCAGAAAATGGAATGACAGAAACTGTAGCTTCCTTTATGAACCGTATCCAGCCCGGCCAATCCCTGACTAACGCCACATGGGATGATGCTTCTGAACGGATCATGTCGATGAATGGAAGCCCCGGTCATCTTTCAGAGGTTGTGATGACTCAGATTCTCTCAGCATATTCTCCACATGAAAGAGAGATGCGGCGATACGGAAGACCATCAATCGGCTCCGGCCTTGTCTTCCCTGTCTCAGAAGAAGATATAATGATTGATCCGGTGAAGCTAGAAGATCACTGGCCTAGAATAGCCGCAATAGATTTTGGTTGGGATCATCCAACCGCAATGGTTTGGTGTGCTGTAGACAACGAGAGCGAAACCTTTTATATCTACGACTGCTACAGAGCTTCCAAAGCAAGTCCGACGGTTCATGCGCAAAATATAAGAATGAGGCCGCATTTTATTCCCATAGCCTACCCACATGACGGCAATCGCAGGGACAGTATGGGAAACCCCGGATTGGCAGATCAGTATAGAAATTTAGGTTGTAATTTCTTACTTGAGCATTTTACTAACCCGCCAGCATTAGGAAGTAATAAAGGCTCGAACTCTATAGAAGAGGGTTTGATGGCGATGCTTCAAAGTATAGAAGCCAAGAAGTTTAAGGTCTTCAATACTCTTGGTGATTGGTTTGAAGAATTCAGGATGTACCACAGAAAAGATGGAAAGGTAGTTCCTTTAAGGGATGACCTTATGAGTGCAACTCGATATGCGTTTCAATCCCAACGATTTGCTGTAGCCGGGGAAGACCCTTCATGGACAGCGGACGTAGAATATAGGAACTATGGAATAGTTTAATGGCAATAGAAAAGATTACAGACGAACAGCTTATAGCTAGAATTCGGGGAGAAATCACCGGATCGCTTGGCTATATGGGCGATACGATCTCTCAGCAGAGAGAGCAAGCTATGTCATACTACTATAGCTTACCGTTTGGAAACGAGGTTGAGGGTCGTAGTCAATTTGTAGATTCGACAGTGCAAGATACTATTGAATGGATAAAACCCTCGCTTATGAGAGTGTTTGCGTCTGGGGATGAAATGGTTAAGTTCAATCCTCATGGGCCGGAAGACGTTCCAATGGCTAAACAGGCTACAGACTACGTTAACTATGTTTTTACAAAAGACAATCCGGGCTGGGAAATTCTTTACTCTTGGTTCACAGACGCTTTATTATCAAAGAATGGAATTGTAAAGGTCTGGTGGGAAGATTATGAAGAAGAGGAGAGAGAGGAGTATCATGGTCTAGATGAGCTTGCTCTAGTATCCTTAATATCTGATGATGGTGTAGAGGTTATTGAACACACGGAAATCATAGAGAACGAACAACCCTACCATGATGTTGTAATAAAAAGAAAGAGTTATGATGGTAGAATAAAGATTGAGAATATCCCACCATCCGAATTCCTGATAGCTAGAGAATCAAAGAACATACAAGATTCTAGATTTGTATGTCATCGCGTATTAAAGACGTTATCAGAGTTAAGGGAAATGTATCCCGATGAGGATTTAGACCCAGAAGAGATAGGCGGCGGCGATGATGACATGATGGCCTTCTCTGGTGAAAGGCTTGAAAGGTACGCATTCGACAAGTCTGCCCAGTATTGGGAGGGTTGGGGAGATTCAGGTACTGATGAAGAAGGTTTAAGAACTTACTGGTTACATGAATCCTACATTAGAACGGATTGGGATGGTGATGGGATTACAGAGCTAAGAAAAGTTTGTACTGTTGGCTCAAAAATACTTGCCAATGAGGCGATAGATAAGATTCCTTTTGTATCGATTACCCCTGTAAAAATCCCGCACAAATTTTTCGGTCTATCGGTGGCCGATCTTGTAATGGACCTTCAGCTAATGAAGAGTACCATTATGAGAAATTTATGCGACAATATGTACAACCAGAACTTTGGTCGCTATGCAGTTCTTGAGGGGCAAGCGAACCTAGATGATTTGCTCACCCAAAGACCGGGTGGGGTGGTCAGAGTAAAATCCCCCCAAGCTGTCACCCCTCTGGCTACTCCTGCCCTTGAACCTTACTCGTTTCAGATGCTTGAATATCTTGATGGGGTAAGAGAGGCTAGGGCTGGTGTATCTAAGATGTCTCAGGGTCTTGATGAAAATGCGCTCACATCACATACGACAGCAACTGCTGTTAATGCTGTTATGGGAGCCGCTCAAAGTCGCGTAGAGCTAATCGCCCGAAACTTTGCAGAGACAGGCGTTAAAGACTTGATGATCTGTATCTATGAACTACTTCATAAGAATCAGGATAAGGAGCGTGTCATAAAATTAAGGAACGAGTGGATTCCTGTTCGACCAGATGTGTGGCGCGATAAGTATGACTGTACTGTTAGCGTTGCTCTTGGTAGCGGAAATAAGGACCAGCAGATGATGCATCTATCTCAGATGCTACAATTTGCCGGTGAAGCTATGAAGGGTGGTTTGCCTATAGTCAGTGTACAGAATATGTATAATCTTGGTGCATCCCTTGTCAAAGCTATGGGATTCCAGAATGTAGATGATTACTTGACAGACCCATCTCAGTTACCACCGGAGCAGGAAGAGCAAGACCCCGGAGAGCAAGCGAAACTATTGGAAGCCCAAGTTAAACAGGAAGAGTTGAAGATCAAGGCCGCTGAGGTTCAGATCAAGGCTCAGAAGATTCAACAAGAATATCAAAAACTTGCTGTTGATTCTAGATTGAAACAAGAAGAGATTAACCTTGAGCGTGAGCAGAATCGCGCCGTAGCTATAGGTAGAACATAATGGCATATCTTGGTGACCCCAAAAATCGTAAGCCGAAAAATCCTGAGAGTGAATTAGACAGGTTGACTAAGGGTTTTAATAAGGCATGGAAAAAACATTCTAGGGATTTAACTAAAATAAAACGACATAGAAAGGGGAGAAAGAGGCAAACGCCTAGATTTACTGTATGACACCAGAAGAAAAGGAACGTAGAGCGAACTCCTTAATAAACGACCCGCTCTTTAATGAAGCATTTGATGTATTGAAAGAAGATTTAATGAATCGCTGGAGTCATAGCGGTTCAACAGATTTGGAGGCCAGAGAATCTATCTGGCTTGCAATGCGACTGCTTGACAGAATTTATGGCCATATAAACTCCATAATAGAAACTGGACACATGGCCAAGGTAATGGAAAAGCAACACCCATATATCTGATAGAGGAATTTAATTATGGCGGATACGCAGACAGCCCCGCAACCAACGGCTTCTGAGCCGTTACCAGAGCTACCCGGAAGTGTTAGGGCGGCGCAAGAAGCATTACTTGGATTGATGGAACCCGAAGAGGAGAAGCCTGAAACCGAGGAAGCACAACCTACCGAAGAAGAAGAGTCTCAACCTGTAGAGGAAGATGAATCATTTGAGGAGGAGTCTGAAGAGGAAGAAGAAGCTGAAGAGGCGGAAGAAGAATCTGAAGAAACGGAAGGTGAAGAAGAAGAGGCACTTTACGCTGTTACCGTAAATGGTGAAGAGCAAGAAGTTACCCTCGACGAACTTCTTAGCGGCTATAGCCGACAATCCGATTATACTCGTAAGACGCAGGAAATTGCCAGTGATCGCAAAGAAATAGAGTCACTTCAACAGAAGTATAACTCTGAGATGGCGACCATACAGCAAGAGCGTCAGCATTACATGGAAGCCTTGCAAGGTATAATTTCAAATTCAGCGGAAGGAATATCTCAATATTCTGACGTTGATTGGGAAAACCTGAAGGAAACCGACCCGATAGAGTACGTTACAAAAAGAGAAGAACTAAGGCAATCTCAGGAAAAAGTTCAAGCTATGCAACGTGAGCAGTATCATACACAGCAAAGGCAAGAGCAGGAAGCGCAAAAAATGAGATCGCAGATTGTTCAAGAGGAGTATGGTAAGCTGGTAGAAAAACTGCCAGAGTGGGGTGACGAAGATAAGCAAAAAGAAATTGCATCTAGCGTACGATCCTATGCATCTTCTCAAGGATTTACTGCGGAAGAATTAAATTCTCTTGTTGACCATCGTTCATTATTGGTTTTAATGAAAGCTCAAAAATATGATCAATTACAGAAGTCTAATGTAAAATCTAAGAAGCTGAAAAATAAACCAAAAGTTATTAGGGCCGGAACCGGAACTTCCTCTAGGAATACCGATAAATCCAAACGTACTGCACAAATGAAGCGTCTTAGACAGAGCGGCCATGTAAATGATGCGTCTGCTTTGTTTGAAGATTTTATTGATCTAGAATAGGAGAATGTAAATGGCAGTTCCCACAAATACTAGAATCACCTATGGTGCTGTAGGCATCAGAGAGGATTTAAGTAATATCATTTATAATATTTCTCCGACTGATACTCCCTTTTTGAGTGGTTCTGGTCGTGATTCTTGCGACAACACTTACTTTGAGTGGCAGACTGACTCGTTAGCGGTTCAGGCTAATAACAGAAGCGTTGAAGGTAATGATCCTGATTCACTAGCTGTTGCCGAGCCGTCGCGTGTTGGCAACTACACTCAGATTAGTGTGAAGGCTGTTCAAAGCTCAGGTACTGCGGAAGCTGTTGATTTTGCTGGAAGAAAATCTACGCAAGCCTATCAGTTGGCGAAACGCGCTAAAGAAATGAAGCGTGATATGGAAAAGATGTTGATGGAAAATGTTGCTAGGGGTGCTGGCGCACCTGCTGGTAGCCCGGTTGCTCCAGTAGCTCGTATAACTGGTGGCTTAGGCGCATGGATTGGAACCAACTATGAAACTGTTGGTACTGGTACTCCGGCTCCTGCGGCTCCTGTTAATGCTAATGGTACAGCGGCGGCTACAGACGCACCATCAACTGGTCCTATAACTGAAGCTAAAATGAAAGCGGTTATCAAAGATTGTTTTGATAATGGTGGCTCACCCGACACGATTCTTGTTGGTTCTTCACAGAAACAAACCATTTCTGGGTTGTCCCAAACTGTGTCTGAGTTACGAACTGACGCTAACAAAACGGCACCGGCTCATGTTGTGGCCGCTGTTGATGTATACGTTAGTGATTTCGGCACTTTCAAAATTATGGCTGATCGTTTTCAACGCCCACAAGATATGTGGTTTATTGATTTCGATTTCTTTGCTGTATCATATTTGCGACCTTTCCGTACGGAAACTCTTGCCAAAACCGGCGACAGCATCAAACAGATGTTGATTGCTGAGTATGGCTTGAAAGTTAAAAATGAGGCCTCTTCAGGCATCCTTGCTAACTGCTCGTAAGTAATCTGGTAGCGGGGGGATACGTCTCCCCGCATACCTTTTATGTTCGTATATACAAAAACCCCTACAATAGTTGTAATAGATGGAGTTCTGTCTCCAGAAGAATGCAACTCTATTGTTGATTACTCTAAAGGTAAATTGGAGCGCAGTAAGGTTTCCCAAAAGGGTGGTGGTGATTCTGAGGATGTTGATAGGACATCATCTGGTTTATTTGTAAGACATGAAGAATTCCCGGAATTATGTAAGAGACTTTCTGAGATAGCTAATCTACCGCTTACTAATGCGGAGCCTTTGAATGTATTGAACTATCAAGAGGGTCAAGAGTATAAACCTCATAGGGATGCTTTTAGCGAGGATCATCAGAAGATAAATGGTGGTCAAAGAATATTAACTTGTATCGTTTATTTAAACAATGCAGTCGGTGGTGGCACAGCTTTCCCAGCATTGAATATGATTGTTGGGTCGATAGCAGGAAGGTTGCTTATGTTTGAGAATGTTGATGAGGAGTTAAATCCGCATGAACTCTCATTGCATCAGGGTCTTCCACCGCATGAAGGAGAAAAGTGGGTAACAACACTATGGTTCAGAGAGAGCAAAGTAAGTTAGAAAAGGCGTTTACACCAAAGGGTTCATCGATTAAAAAATCGAAAAAACAAAAGCCTAAAACAACTGAGGAACATTTACGATCCTATGCCGATAACCCCGGACAGCAGATAGGTGGTAAGGGGTATTTAGTTGGCTAAGAGAACATTACTTGATATTATGCCTCATAGGTGGGAAGAGCATATAGTAGAACCTGATGGTACTTTTACCATCACCACTCACCAAGATGCACAGCCTATCTTAGATCATACTAAAGCGGCGTACAATAACTATGGTGATAAACTAACGCCGGGCAAAAGAGGAGAGTTTCATAGGGTCGCATCTATACCTTTGAATGTATGGGACCAATGGAAAAAGGAAACCAACAATGCTATTGAAAAAGATCAAAAGCTGTTGGCTAAATATCTGAATGATCCAGATAACAAATATTTTAAAACATCACCAACAAATATATAGAGGATAGGACATGGCGCATTTAGAATCTGATCTTTATCGACCGGCTGGCGTGACGCAGACCATTACCTCTAGTGGCTCATCTGCCGCTACGAGTAATGCTATTAGCGCACAGACTTACGCGGTTACAATTGTAGCTACTCAAGATGTTTATTTAACATTTGATAAGGCACCTACAGCAACAGCTACCAACGGCGTATTCCAT